TTCTTTGCCGTTTACGTTTACCTTGCCTTTGTAGTCTGGGTGGTTGTCCGCTTTTTTGTTGTCGTTCTTAAAAATTGCACCTGTGTTGTTTCTTGTTTCCATTTTGTTTATTTGTTTAGTTTATATTCGTGTTTTAATCGCTCCAAGTATAAAACGAAGTCCATTGCTTCTTCTTGTGCGTGTTGTAACCATTCTAACGTTGTTAAATCAGTTCGCTCTAACGTTGTCTTGTATTTCTTTATTCCTAATTCAGAACGTTCTTTAAAACGTGCCATAACGCTTAAAACGTTTTTGTCTTGTATTTGTATGTTCATATCAACCAATTAAATAAATTGTAAATACCAACGGCAGCAAAACCATAAATTGCTATCCAAATAATAATTGCTATTGTTTTTTCCTTCATATTTTTACATTGTTTTCGTTAATAAATTCGTTTAGTTTTTTCCTTACTTCAAACATTGCTTCGTTTCCGTTGTATTTGTATTCGCTCCTTAACCAATTGTCAAACTCCGTAAGTGCTGAATAATAATTAATGCCGTTGGTTGCAAAGTCAAAATCTTCTTTGTCTTCTGGCAGGTTAAATTCAAGTGTTGCTTTCATATTGTTTCAATTAAATTGTTAAAATAAATTCTTGCCTGTTCTACTTTGTTTTGTATTTCCCAAATTACTGTTTCATCTCGTTCAATTTTAAATACTTTTACTTTCGTGTTTTTGGGCAAATGGTCGAAGTTATGTTTCTTTTCTACGTACTCCCTAATTTCTGCGTCTTCGTCAATTTTAAATTGTTTCCAGTGCTCTCTGCGTATTTCGTCTTCAACTATTTCTAACGGTGTGTTTACTAAACAATAGCAAAGTAACGCTTCGGTTTTTCCTGTTAACCACATATAACCCTGCAATTGAAAAAAATAATCTTTTGTAGGTATTTCAGTTTCAAAAAACGGAAAAGTATGCGCTTCGTAACTACATTTTATATCTAATAAAATTTCATTCGTGTTTACGTCTGGTGTTCCTGTAATCCAATCATTTTGAAAATGTTCTTCGTTCTTAAAAATAAACCCTAAACCTAAAACATCGTTTACTAAACTTATTGCTTCGTCTTCGCATTGTAAACCCTTGTCCGTATAACGTGAACTAAATTCTTTTTTAATGCCAAATTTATGCTCTAAAACAAGTTCTTGGATGTAACTCTTTGCCGTTTGACTTAATACTTCGGTCTTGTTGCGTGGAGCGGTCATCAACCGCCCCAATGCTGAACAACGTATTTTCATACCGTTATTATTTTTAGTTGTGCTTCTGTTAAACTAAACTTTGTTGTTAATTCTTCTGCCGTGTATTCGCCTTTGCTAATTGCGTCAATAGCTTTTTGAAAACGTGCGTTGTCTATTGTTGGTTTTTTAGGTTCTTGTTTTACTTGTTCTCCAGAAGCGTCCGTGTCTTTGTCCGTAACTAAACCAAGCATCGAACTTAATGCGTAACGTCTTAAATAAGTTATTGCACTTCCTAAAACTTGGAACTCGTTCATTCCTTTTAAAACTACTCCTTGCGGTATATCAATTTTGCTTTCGATACTTTCTGCGCTTTCAATATGAAATAAACACGTTGCTATTTGTGTGCCGTTAATTAATTGTGTAAACCCTAATCCGTGTTTTTTTAATAGCGGGTTAATTACTTCTAAAATTTTTGGCAAGTCTGCGTAGGTGTAGCCGTAACCTTGCGTTGCTTTGTGAATTACTGGAACTTCTTGTTGGAACTCTGCTAATGCTTTAAATAAATGTTTCATTTTATGTTAGTTTTAATTGGTTACTAAATTTGTCCTTGGTCTGCATACGAATAATATCCGTCTGTTGTTATTATTAAATGGTCAAGTAATTTTATTTCCATTATTTCACACGCACTATTAATTTGTTTTGTTAATTTGTCATCAGCTCCACTCGGAAATAAATTACCGCTGGGGTGGTTGTGGCTTAAAATTAAACTTGTTGCTCCACATTTTAAAGCTGTTGCTAAAACCATACGTACATCTACAACTGTGCCTGTTAATCCGCCTTGACTAATTTTTTGCCAACCTATTGAATTGTTTGCCCTGTTTAAATAAATTACAATTGAACTTTCACAATATTCCAACGTGTCGCCGTCGTACATTTGTTTAAATAAATTGTAACTGTCTTGTGAATTTGTAATTTTTGTTTTTTTAACGCCTGAAGTTTTGTATTTTAACGTAATTTCTGGCGTATCTACGTTGTAAGTTTTCATAATTAATTTTAGTTAGTTAAATAATATATACAAATATAAAAATAATTATTTAATAAACAACTATTTTTTTAATTTATTTTTTTTCCTTTATTAATATTTATTAACGAATAAGTTTTTTCTATTACTGCTGTTATATTAAATTCAGTTGTTTTAGGCATTTTATTATCAGTTATCCAAATTGGGTTAATTTCTCTTAAATCAAAAACAAATATTCCATTAGGAGTTGAATTAATGTATAAAGGTATTTCATTATCTTCTATGTACTTTTTTATAAGTTTATAGTATTTACTTTTTTCTATCATTAAATCAGAATAATGTTTTTTTCTGCATTTTAATTCTATTCGTGTATTTGTAGATTTTGAAAAACAATCCCAAGAAGAAAATTTATCTTCGCTTTGTTCAAGGTCTTTCCAATAATTTTGTTTTAAATATTCAAATAAACTTTGTTCGTTCATTTTAGTTTTTGTTTATATGTTTCTATTATTTCTTTTAATTCGTCTTTTGTCCATTTTTTAACCTCGTGTGCTTTGCCCTGAAGCTCCATTAATCTTTGCGCTCCTATTCGTTTTTCTATGCCTATTTGATAGTTCAACAGGTTACCGCTTAAATAAGTGTTACACGCTTCACATTGCAAGTGTACGTTGTCTTCGTCAAACCTTACGTTTGAGTGTCCGCCTTGTGAGTAGTAGTGTCCTGCATTTTCTTTTTTGCACGGTTTGTTGCAACTAATACAATTTAGTCCAGCGTCACGAACACGAATAAATTTATTAAACACCTGTTGAGCAATTTTTAAATAGTCGTTTGCTGTTTTTAAATCTTCAACCATTCGTTTTTTTTTCTTGTTCCATTCCTTTAACTTTTGTATTTCAACCATTGCTTTTATACATTCGTTTTTTAAACAAAACTTTTGTAAAGTGTTAAACGGTGTAAATTCATCCTTGCAGTTAAAACATTTTTTTGTTCTGGCTTTCAAAGTTCTGCGTTGTTAAATTCTATTATTTTTTTTAAGTCTTTTACTTCCTGTTTTAGTTCTAAATTTATATGCTGTAAATCAAAGTTAATTTGTCTTGCAGTTCTAAACTCTTTTTCTAAAGTACCATAAACAACCATTGCTTTTTTTATTTCGTGTAAACTTTGCTCCATTGAATTTATTAAATCAGTTCTATTTGGATGTTTGTTTTTTATGTCTTCAATACTTACTTTTAATTTTAAACAAGTGTGGTTTAAGTTTATTCTGCTACTCAATAAGTCAAGTTCCATTTTAAAATATATTTAAGTTAGTTTTGCTTTGCGGTCTAAATTCCGAAATTACGTCTTTTCCGTAAACTTTAAAACCTAAACCATAATTGTATTCGCAATAAACTGGGTCGTTCAATCCTGTATGTTTTCCGCCTGTGTCTATGTCTTTTATTTTTTCAGTTGAAACCCAAGTAACGTACTTCATAACATCGTGCTTTATTAGTCTGTGAACTACTATCATATCGTCGCAACGGTTTGTAAATGCTTTTCCACCTTCAACGTGGTCTTTTAACGGTGCTTTTAAATGTCCTTTAAAGTCGCCTTCAGTATAAATATTTGAACTACGTCCGCTTTCAGTATTAGGGTGCGTGTTTATGTAAATTGTCATCCCTGTTTTATTTACAAATTGTCTTGCTGCATTCATAAAATTGTAATTGCCTTCGTAAGTCATATTGCGGTCTAAACCTGTAAATGGGTCTATTAGTGCAACATCGCATTCGCTGTCTTCAAAGATTTTAAATAATTCTTCGTGTTTATACAGGCGGTCGTTTTTTACAAATGTAAAGTATTGTTCCAAGTATGTAGAATAGTTTCTTATTTCATCGTGTGTTAATTGCTTAAAATTTATTCCTGCGTACATTTGTATTAAGTCCCGCAATATTTGTCCGTGTTGATTTTCACCGCTCCAGATTATAAACTTTAATTTGTGTTTAAGTGCTAACGCTAAAAAATACCAATTAATAAAATAAGTTTTACCAACGTTGTCGTGTCCTAAAATTATGTTTACTTGTTTTCTTTTAAATTTTAAATAGTCATCAAGTCCATTTCCAAGTTCTAAACCGTGTTTTATTTTACCGTCCCTGTAGTTTAATAAATACTCCAGCGCAGAACCGTTATTTAATAAGTCCATATTTTCTTGCTTTTATTTCTTCGGGTGATATTCCTTCGGATGTTGGTTCGTTTTTTTGTAGCCATTTTACAGCCGTTAAATATAAACTTTTATATTTAGTATTTCCCTTATAATTTTCAATGTCGTTTAAAATATCGCTAATTTGATTGCTTGAATAATTTACTAATAACTTTTTTACTTCATCGTTAGTAATAGACAAATGAGCGAAGCTCTTATATATATCTTTTACATTAACATTAACATTAACATTATCAGCTATGTTTGCCATAGGTTTTATGCGTTTGCTATCGTTTGCTATATTTTGCCATCGTTTGTTAGCTCCAATTTTTCCTGCTTCACTTCGTTTTTGTATCTTTTCGTCCCACTTTAACAAGTCACGTTTCAAACTTTGTTTTATAGGTTCAAAAGCAATTTCAGTTATAAAGTCTTCGCAAACTGGATTTAATTTGCTTACATATTTTAAAATGTGTTTAAACAATTTTCCCGCCTGTTCGTTTGTTAATTTTTCAACCGTATGCAAAACATCGGTATATAAAATAAATCCTTTTTTTTCTTCAGCCATATTAAGTTTTTTAAATAAAAAAACCCTCATTAACTCGGTTGCGTCTAACTTCAACTTTATTAACAAGGGTAATAATTCCTTTTGTACTTATAATGTTAGACGAGTACAGGTGCAAATATAAAAATTATTTCAATATAAAAACAAATTAATAAAAATTATTTTTAATTCTTGACTGAATTTTACGCAAATCAACTAAATTCTTTGCTTCTTTTATTTCTTTTCGCAAGTCAAGTTCTGGACGTTCTAAACTCAAAAGAAGTTTATAATACTCCGTGTTATGATTGAAAAGTTTATTTTTAGTTTCATCTAAATTTTTGTAGTTTTTTAAACCGTGTAAAATTGTTGCGTGGTTCATTCTAAATAAACTTCCAATACCTTTTAAAGTGTAACCTTGTTTTCGTAGCGTATTAAATAAATAAACTCGTTTGTGTATTATTTCAGCTTTACGGTTTTTTTGTGCAAGTCCGTCTTGTTCTATTATTTGTTTTATTAGTTCTATCATTGTTCTATTTGTTTAATTTCAATTATAATATCATCGTTTTTTTGTATTAAGTTTTTAACGTGCTGGGTGTCGTATGCTTCAACAATTCTTGTTTCTAACTTAACAGGTGCGCCAACATACGCCCAAGTTTTAAATGTTGCTTTAAATCGTTTCATTTCTTTAAATTTAGTTTGTTCGTTTTTTTTTATTCTGCAAATTTCAAAGTATAACCCTAAATCAAATGAACCCCGCCATTGTCGTTGCCACCAATCCATTTGCTCGTAGGTTGTTCCGCTTTTCATATTTCGTGGTAAAAAGTGTAGTTACTATCATCATTGTTTGTTTTCCATTCCCAGAAGTTGTAGTGTGCTAAATCGCTGTTTATTGCTTCTTGCATTTCTAAACGTAAGTCTTCTAAAAGACGAACCCCCAAAACGTGCGGTTGTAAATGGTCATCCGTTTCAATTAACCACTTTTGCGAAATTTCAACGTCAAGTTCAATAAATGCGTATTCACTTACTTCGTCATAATCGTTAAACTCCCAAGTTCCAGCTATTGAGTATTGCCAACCTGTAAATTCGTAGGTTAATTCCCAACCCCTGTTCCATAATTCTAAATTTCTATTTTCCATCTTACAACGTTTTTAAATACATTAAACAATAAAACATACTACCCAATACAATAAAAGCCGTTAGAGTGCCTAAAAAGTGCTTTAAAAACGATTTGTGTTCTTCGGTTGTTGGTGTAAAGTAATCAATTAAGTTTTTCATAGTCTTATTTTTTAAATTGGTTAAATAAATTTTCTACTTCCTGCATCTGCTCTTTGTTTAAAAATGTAACTAACGTTTGAATAATTAAATGTAGTTGGTTCGTGTTTAGTTTGTTTTCTTGTTGTTGTGTTTCCAAGAAGTCTAATACTTGGTTAAATGTTTTCATAGTGTTTAGTTTAAAATTATATATTTATTTATTTCTAATTGAGATATTGGAAAAAATCTTCCAAAA